CAAGTTTAAAGAGCTTGGCATCGATGACATCTACTGCATCTCAGTTAATGATTCGTTTGTAATGAATTGCTGGGCAAAGCAGCAGAACTTGAAGAACGTCACGGTAATTCCTGATGGTAATGCTGACTTCACAAACGCAATGAGTATGGGCGTGTCGAAGCGTAATCTTGGGTTTGGCGAACGTTCTTGGCGTTATGCGTTCATTGCTGATGATGGTATCATTACGGCATGGTGGCAAGAGCCTGGATTTGGTAATGACGTCGACGAAGATCCATACGGCGAAACATCACCTGAAAACATTTTACAATATCTTCAGGCGAAAGCAGTAGAGGCAGAACGTTGAACATTCTTGTAACTGGCGGGTTAGGATTCGTTGGTAGTTTCTTAGTAGAAAGATTAGTTGACCTGAAACATAATGTTACTGTTGTTGACAATCTTTCTACTGGAAGCAAACAATGGATGATCGAAAAAGATACAGTTGATTATCATATTATGGATGTTGTTGATTTTTGTGCGATCAATAACAAGCCGTTTGATATAATCTATCATTTGGCTAATAATGCTCGTATCTCAATGTCATTCGAATATCCAAAAGAAACTCTGTTGAATAACTATGAGAGTACGATTGCTATTCTCGAGTACATGCGTAGATATTGCGGTACAGCAAAACTCTATTACGCATCATCATCAACAACTGAGTTTACTGACAAGTTCAACAATCCTTATACATTCTCTAAATTTACCTGCGATGATATTTTAGAATTGTATCACCTACATTATAACATTGACTACAGCATTGTTAAGTTTTATAATGTATATGGTTCTATGAGAGAAGCAGATCTGGGCGAATATACGACAATCATTCGTAAGTTCAAACAGAAAGTAGAGATAAATTTACCTTTACCAGTTTATGGACCTGATCGTCGACGTGACTTTACTTCGATTGAAGATACAATTGATGCGTTAGAAATTATTTTGAATCAAAACGATCAACAAAAAGTCTATCACATCGGTACAGGAACAAATTATTCTATTCAAGAAATTGCAGACGCTTTTGATCATCCGATCGATTATCAAACTGATAAGCGTTTATATGAGTTGCACACAACACTAAGTAAACCGAACATTACTGGCTGGCAAGCTCAGAAAAATGTTATTGACCACATTAAAAAATGGAAAAAAAATTATGCCATTAGCAACTGATCAATTGAGTAAAAATGCAATGGGTGGGAGCGAGCTTATGAAGTATAAGCTCATTGAACGTCTACCAAAAGAATTAACAGATCAATTTCAAATTTTCGTATCTCGTGTTCAAGAAAAACTTGACCCAGATCTTATTAAGATTTACTGGCATCAGGATTTACCTGATGATCCAAACTCCGTGGAACCATTAAAGAATAATGGTTGGAAAAAGTTTGATCTTCTTGTTTTCAATTCAGAGTGGCAACAAACAGCCTATCAACGTGCTTTCGGTATTCCTTATTGGAAAAGTGTTGTTCTTTGTAATGCTATTGAACCAATTGAACAACACGAAAAGCCAGATGCAAAAGAAAACGTAAACATCATTTATCACACAACTCCTCACCGTGGTTTAGAGATTCTCGTACCAGTGTTTGAGAAGTTAGCCGAAGAAGATAAGAACATTACGCTTGATGTTTATTCGAGCTTCAACATGTATGGTTGGGGCGAACGTGATAAAATGTACAAACAATTATTTGACAAGTGTGAATCACACCCACAAATTAACTATCATGGTTATCAGAAAAACGATGTTATTAGAGAAGCATTGAAAAAAGCTCATATCTACGCCTATCCTTCTATTTGGACCGAATCTTCTTGTATCAGTATTATGGAAGCTATGTCTGCTCGAGCGTTATGCGTTCATTCGAATTTGGGCGCTCTTTATGATACGAGTGGTTCGATTACTCGAATGTACCAGTTCGATGAAGATCAATCCGTACATGCTAATCGATTTGCTATGATCTTAAAAGCGACTATTGATGATTTACGAACAAATGATATCTCTACAGAATTGGATTTTGTTAAGTCTTATGCTGACATTCGATTCAACTGGACTCGACGCGAGCGCGAGTGGATCGGTGTAATGAAAACTCTTATCGATATGAAAGAAAAAGATTTGTTAAAAAACCGTCAAGAAAAACTTGACAGATTTGTCTATAGGGTATAGAATATAAATAGATGATGTTAAACAGGATGAACATCGATGAGTAATATCATCAAGTTTCCGAATAAGGGGAACTTTACACCACCTCCTCCAACTCAAGAGGAAGTGGCATTAAATGTTAGTATGGTGAAATATAATCATATTAACGAATCGCTGGAAACGATTATTCCAATGCTAATTCGTAACTTGGATTTGGCAGGATTTCAAATTATTCCAGAGTTCGATGACGATCCAGATCCAAACATTAAGGACGTTGCTCTTATTGTTGAATCTCTTCGTTCTCTTATGTGTAAGTATTATGGCATACAACATCCATTCCAACAACTTGCAGAAAACTTGTTTAATCCTAATGAGGATGGAACATTTGCGCTGACAAAAATGTTGGAGATGGATTTTTCTGCATTCGATGTTGAAATGATGGAAAAAACTGAAAGCTAATATAATGATTATCGTGGATCTAAATCAGGTTATGTTGTCTAATCTTATGATGCAATTAGGCAACCACACTAATGCCCAAGTAGAAGAAAGTATGGTTCGCCATATGGTTCTTAACTCTTTACGTTCGTATAAACAAAAATTCGGTAACGAATTTGGTGAGCTTGTTATTGCTTGTGATAACACCAACTACTGGCGTAAACAAAAATTCCCATACTATAAAGCTAACCGTAAAAAGGCTCAAGAGAAATCTGAGCTAAACTGGAAGGCTATCTTTGAAACGATGAATAAAATTCGCGCCGAGCTTAAAGAATACTTTCCCTATCGCGTTATCGACATTGAATCTGCGGAAGCTGATGATATTATCGCAACTCTTACTGACAATGGCGAAGACATTGGCGAGAAGGATATTCTTATTCTTTCGGGCGATAAAGATTTTATTCAACTTCAATCAAAACCACATGTTAAACAATATGACCCTGTGCGTAAAAAGTGGATTAAGCATGATAATCCTAAACGCTATTTAATGGAACATATTCTTAAAGGAGATGCGGGAGATGGCATACCTAACATACTTTCTTCTGATAATTGCTTTGTTGTCGGCGAACGCCAGAAGCCATTGACGTCTAAGAAAATGATTAACATCATAGAAAATATAGATAATCTGGACGGAAACATTCATAAGAATTATGAGCGTAATAAAACACTCATTGATCTTAACGAAGTTCCTTCTGAAATCAGAGAAAAGATATTAGATTCATATAAGTCGCAAGAAAATAAAACACGTGATAAAATGTTTAATTATTTTATCGTTAACAAACTAAAACATCTAATGGAACACATCGGAGAATTTTAATGGGTATGGTTGTTGGTATTGCTGAGTATCTTGAGAGTGTCAGCAAAATGAAAAAGAAAGAAGATAGAATAGCAGCTTTACGTAAGAGCGATGGTTTTCCTCTTCGCACAATTTTACAAGGTGCATTCGATCCACGTATTAAATGGTTGTTACCAGAAGGCACTCCTCCGTACAAACCAAATGAGCTTGTTGATCAAGAACATGTTCTCATTCGCGAATCTCGTAAGCTTGCATATTTTGTTGAAGGCGGTCATCCTAACCTCAAGCAATTAAAGCGTGAAGCAATGTTTATTGAGCTTCTTGAAAATTGTGCACCAGCAGATGCTAAACTGTTGTGTGCGATTAAAGAAAAAACACTACCATGGAAAAACATTAATGTCGAACTTGTTAATGAAGCATTCCCAGGATTTATCCCAACATGAGTAATCAGAAGATCCGTAAATTTCGTAAGAACGATTGGTCAGACGAAGAGTATACTGAAGATTATCGTAGCCGTAAAGACAAGCGTAAAGAACGTCGTTTTGAACGTGCGCTTCGTACAAAAGATCTTACGGCTATTGAACAAGATTTCATAGAAGAATTTGGTGAAGAAAATGCCGACCTACAAATTCATAAATAATGTTACTGGTGATGAATACGAAGAGTTTATGTCAATTACGGAGCTTGACATATATCTCAATGAACACCCCGAAGTAACGCAACTCGTTCATGGTACTCCTATGATTCATTCTGGCAGAGGATTACAGAAACCAGATGCAGGTTTCCGTGATATTTTGAAGAATATTAAGAAGGAACATTCGAAGGGAACTTCAAGGAGTACAGTGAACACTTTTTAAAAGTGGTTTAAATGATACAAGAAAAAAGATTAACAAGAAAACAAAAACGTATCCTCCAACAAAATGGTCAACATGAACAAAATGTTCTTAAACTAAACTTTAAACTGAAACACTTTGAACCACTCACTGAAAACCAACGTATAACATTTGAGAAATATCATGACGGAAAAAACCTACTCCTCCACGGGATTGCTGGAACAGGAAAAAGCTTTCTATCAATCTATCTCTCCCTTCAATCCATATTATCCGACGGCTCGCGATATA